TAATAAATAAGCACTCAAGAGAGAGCACAAAAATATCGCGGGATGGAGCAGTTCGGTAGCTCGTCGGGCTCATAACCCGAAGGTCGTTGGTTCAAATCCAGCTCCCGCAACCATATTGGTGAGACTAAATGGATGCTCACCTCAAAAAGCCCGTATTTACGGGCTTTTTTCATGTTTTTCAGTCGAAAAATTTTAGTGTAAAACCATGGATGCTTTTTCATGATTTTCACCGACTGGAAGGATTTGAACCCTCGACAAATGAATATTGTCAAATAAATCGGCAAGCTTTGAGCAGATTTCGCTCTGAGCTTGCCGATTTTTTATAAAAAAACATTCACAAAGTTTAGAAGGCTGTTTTGTCAAATATCACGAAATGTGATAAACGACAAAGCGGTCTTTTTTTATTCCTCAAGGAAGGACGTGATAGCCATGTGGCAGATATACTATTAAAAAGGAAAAATAAAACGAATGGAGGAAACACAATGAACAACAAACTTATAATCAACACCAATCTGCTTCGCAAGGAGTTAGAATTTAAGACAAAGTCCTGTGCGGTGGAGAAAGCGATAGCAGTTTCTCATGCTGAGTTTGATAATCTGAAAAGGCATCCCTTGCAGGACAATGACCTGATTGCTGAGAACGCAGATTTGATGTACTGTGACAGCAATGATATTTATCATTGTCTGCTGATCTACGATGAGGATCAGGGTGACGGTCTGCTGATCGAAGCTGAAGGCTCATCCTACGCTAGATACGCTCAGTATATTCCAAACGCAAAGCTGTTGTACGAAAATCATATTCAGACGCATTTGCAGGAAATGAAATTTTACTGTCCCCTTGAAATCAATAGAGTACCTGAATGTTGGTCTGATGAGGAATACGAAAAAATCTCCTCCTATGAAGCTTCTGCTTACAAATCGGAGATAAACCGATTTATTGAAGATTTTACAATGCCCGAGGAGAAAGAACGGGGTCTCATGAACTGGTATGACAAGGGCAATTCAGTCGACCAAAAGGTGTTTTCTGCATTTATGTCGGTCGAAGAACATGACGGAGAACTTGTAGGAGTGGTCACAGCAAACGTTCACGGTCAGCTTACGGAAGATGAACTTGAGGATTTCCGTGAATATTGTACCGGGCAGCTAAGCGACGGCGCAGGAGAGAGTCTGGAGCAAAGACCGATAAAAACTCCCGACGGAGAAATTTGTGTCAGCTTCTGGAGTTCCGACGAATGGTTTTTGCAGACGGAGGAAGAAATGAACAGTAGTCAGACCGATGACATGACCGAAGAACCCGATATGGGAATGACGATGTGAGGTGTAATATGATTTACAACGAAAAGAAGATAGAAATGCTCAGGCAGAGATATCCCGAAGGAACACGAATTTGCCTTGACCACATGGAGGACTTGTGTCCCGTAGAAAGCGGTACTTGCGGAACAGTGCGGTTTGTGGACGATGCCGGTACTCTGCATTGTAAATTTGACAACGGAAGAATGCTCGGTGTTATCCCCGATGTGGATCAGTTCCATAAAATTGATCAGGAACAAGCTCAGAATGATACGCAAACAGAGGAAAATATTGAGTGCGAGGAAATTACAGAAACGGAAGATCTTGAAGAAAACGAAGAAATGAATATGTCAATGTAACGGTTAAGTTTTGAAAAGACTTAGCCGTTTTTTTATTGCAAAAAGGAAAGGATCAGTGATAAATGATAAAATATTTCGATATCTTTGCAGGCATCGGCGGATTCCGCTCAGGACTTGAAAAAGCAGGAGGCTTTGAGTGCGTCGGGTACTGCGAGATTGACCGATATGCTAAAAAAGCATACGAAACAATGTACGATACGGAAGGCGAGGTGTATTACGATGACGCAAGAAAAATCAACCCAAACGAGTTACCCGATTTCGACCTTATATGCGGAGGCTTCCCTTGCCAAAGCTTTTCAATCGCTGGAAAAAGGGGCGGATTTGACGACGCAAGAGGAACTCTGTTCTTTGAAATTGCCAGAATCGCTGCCGTTAAAAAACCTAAATATCTGCTGCTTGAGAACGTACCCGGATTGTTATCGCATGACTCAGGCAGGACGTTTGCGACCATCCTTGGTTCGCTGGACGAATTGGGGTACGATGTCGCATGGCAGGTGCTTAACAGCGCAAATTTTAGAGTCGCCCAATCCCGAAAAAGAGTGTTCATTATCGGATTTCTTAGAGAAAAATGCGCCGGAAAAGTATTGTCTTTCACGGACGCAAATCCAAAAACTCTTGTACAACGCATACCCGGACGAGAGGGCTGCAGAGTGTACTCAGCCGACGGACTGAGCATAACGCTTACGGGAACGGCAGGAGGCTTCGGAGGAAAGACAGGACTTTACGAGATCATAGGACTTCCGATCAAGGTCAAAACCAAGTCGGGCTATCAGTTAGCATTGCCCGGCGACAGTATTGATCTCGCCTACCCTAACATTAATTCAAGACGAGGACGTGTAGGTCACGATGTAGCACACACGCTGACAACAAGCTGTAATCAGGGATATTACGCTATGTGTATCGATATGAATCCCGAACCGAAAGTTACAGAGCTTGCGAGGTGCATAACGTCAAGGCAGGACAGCGGTATAGGTCACCATAAAGGAGAAAAGTCGGGGGTGATCGTGATTAGCGATCCGATTGCGGTGCTTACTCCCGAAAAGGAGAAAGTTCGTCAGCAAGGGCGAAGATTTAAACTTCCAAACGAGCCGATGTTTACGATAACTGTCACCGATAAACACGGGGTGATCTACTGCGGATATATCCGCAGGCTCATGCCTTTGGAATGCTGGCGTTTGCAGGGGTTTACAGACGAGCAGTTCAACAAGGTGGCGGCAACCGGAATGTCAGACGCACAGCTTTACAAGCAGGCAGGAAATGCCGTGACTACGAATGTTATCGAGGCTCTTGCAAGGTTTATTTTAGAAATTGACAAGGAGAATGCAAATGAATAATATGATAAAGATATTTGAAAGTAAAGAATTTGGAAAAGTGAGAACTGTGGTACGAAACGGAGAAACTTGGTGGATATTAAAAGATATCTGCCGAGTGCTTGAAATGAAAGCAAACAGTGCCGGAGAGGTCGTCAAAAGACTTGATAAAGATGAGTACGATTCAATCGGACTCACCGATTCGCTCGGAAGAAAACAGAAAGCATATGTCGTAAGCGAATCAGGTTTGTATTCAATTCTTGTAAGGTCTGATAAACCTAAAGCAAAGCCTTTTCGTAAATGGATCACGACCGAAGTACTCCCAACTATCCGTCGCACAGGCGGTTACGTCGGCAACGAAGAAATGTTCATAGAAAACTATCTCCCGTTCCTTGACGAACCGTATCAGAATCTTTTCCGCTTGCAGATGATGGCGATAAATCAGCTGAACGAGCGTATCCGCCACGATCAGCCGCTGGTGGAGTTTGCGAATCAGGTGTCAAACACCAATAATCTTATCGACATGAACGTTATGGCAAAGCTTGCAAGAGCCGAAAATATCCCTGTCGGCAGGAACAAGCTTTACGGCTGGCTGAAAAGAAAGGGAGTTCTTATGGCGAATAATCTCCCCTATCAGACTTTTATCGATCGCGGATATTTTTCCGTAAAGGAGTCGGTGTTTGAAACTGCGACTATGACCAAGACCTATCAGCAGACGTTTGTGACAGGAAAAGGGCAAAGATTTGTGATCACTCTGCTGAGAAAATATTATGGGAAGGAGGTTTTGCAATAATGGAGATAATAAGTGTTTCTTTACACGATCTGAGAAAAATGAATAACAGCGAGGCTCTTATCCTGCAAGGCTGCGGCGGTGACCTTAAAGAATGGGTTGACGGCATAAACGATATGCTGACCGAAATCGGAATATTGCAGAATGAAAGTCGATTTGAAAAGGCGTATAGCTTTCATAATGAGGATCTTACCTGTTTGCTGTTTCCGTTTGATGACGTTCAGCTTGATATCGGTAAGCTTGCAATGTGGAGATTGCATACACACGAGCAGTTCGGAGGTACATGGCTTTCCGATTATGTTCCGAACAGACTTGGCGGTTTTGTTCTGTGTGAGGAAGAATGTGACGAAAGCGAAGAAATGGGAATGGAGATGATGTAATGGCGTATTTATTCATAGGAATGATAATCGGAGGGATTATCGGACTGACGGTCGGCAGCCTAGCAGTGGCTTTCAGATTGGCAGAAAAAGAAATCACAAGACTTAAAAGGGAGATAAATTCAAATGAGAAAAGCTAAAGCAAAAGCAGATTTTAAGTTTGCAATGGGCAGTATTCCTGCAATGCTCAGGGTGACAAAGCCCGTGCTTTCGGAAATGCAGTACAAGGAACTGTGCAACGAGGTCAATAAAGCCAACGGATATCTTGAACAGAAACGCATCATATTCAGCTATGTCGATCCAATAATCAAGGGCTGAAGTAACCACAATTAAATAACCACTAAGGTCGTTTTGCCAATGACAGAAAACTTCTGTTTTTAGCAAAGCGACTTTTTTTCTGTCATTGGCTTTAAACGGCAGAAAGGAGTTTCATGAACAGTTTTATGTCATGGGTAGGCGGTAAAAAGGCATTGCGTGACGCAGTACTTGCAAGATTTCCGCCTTACTATGAACGATATATCGAGGTTTTCGGAGGTGCAGGCTGGGTTTTATTCCATAAACCGCCCGGTATGGATTTTGAGGTATACAACGATTTTAACGGAAATCTTGCAAATCTTTATCGCTGTGTCAGGGATAACCCGAATAAGCTGAAGTACAAGCTTCGTTATGTCCTCGATTCTCGTGAAGATTTCGACTGGATTGCTAGTCTTCATAAGCGAGGTCTGTTCAGCAGATTTCGTGATGTTGACAGGGCGGCGAAGTTTTATCAGCTTATCCGTTACAGCTACGCAAGTGGACTTGACAGCTTCGGCAGTCAGCCGCATTCAATATGGTCGGATTTCCCGATGATAGACTTGGCAGCAAGGAGATTGCAGAAGGTAGTAGTTGAGAATAAAGACTTTGAAAAACTGATACGGCAGTACGACCGCCCTGTCAGCTTTTTTTATTGCGATCCACCGTACTTTGCAACCGAAAGCTATTACAAAGACGTGGGATTTAAAGCCAAGGATCACATCAGACTGCGTGACAGTCTTATGGATATCAAGGGCAAGTTTCTTGTTTCCTACAATGACTGTCCCGAAATCCGTGAACTTTGGGACAAACCGAATATTCACATTGAGGAAATTTCAAGGATAAATAATTTGGCGCAGAGATACGACGGCGGCTGTCAGTATGCAGAACTGCTCATATCCAATTACGATACAAGCGAGAGATTACGGGCGGTTCGCCAACTTTCGCTGTTTGACGATGAAACAGACAATTTTGGAGGTATAATTTTATGAAAAAAATAATTTTTGCACAAGTAATGGCAGACAACGGAAAAAGCGTATTTTCGGGGCTTTTTGATGAAAACGGCGATCCCGTAAGCGTAGAAACGGAGTGCGATGATAGCGGAGTGACGCTTACGATATGGCGAAATGCTCCCGAAAGAGAACGCCGTGACTGCGGTATCTCAGAGGAAGAGATTGAGAGGACTTGCGCTATGCATGATGACTGCAGTGATTGTCCGCTGTGGGATTATTGCAATGAAGATGAGGAGGTTGTATCATGAGTTATCTTTATAGACATTCTTTTGAAAACGCTGAACAAAGCGGAGAGATCGAGGCATACCGTGAAAGTCAGAAAGAAAATATCCGATGTAAAAATGCGATAGAAAAAGCTATTGCGGATAATTTTGACGGCTATTATTTAAGCGATACAGCGGTCAGGACAGCGCTTGCCGATTTCGGTTATGACCGCACAATGTGGGTGCTGGCGGTAAGTATTCTGAATAAGAATGATGACGGACGTTTCTCACATGAAAATAAGGAGTGGGCAAGGTCTGTTATCCCCCCATATATTTCCCAAAAAGAAATGCGGGAATATTGCGTTGATTCTCATCCTGCCGTGCTTAACGGCTTTATCGATGAGGTCAGAAAGGAATATAGCAAGCTCGGACTTGTGGGAGAAAAGCAGTGCGTTCACTCCGATAAGCCGCAGGACTACGAAAGAAAGCTGTTGATCCTTAAGCCGGAAATTCTTAATGAGCAGTTCAAGAGCCCCATAAATCAGTATTTCTACGCAACGGGAGGTTTTGGCTGCGATCCCGAAAAATCGGGCAGAAAGGTGTTCGGGCAGTTTCTTGCGGACGGCGAGAAGGCGCATTTTTACCGTGAGGATTTCTGCGGAGTTGCGGACTATGATCAGATTCCAAAATGGGCAGTTGAACGGCTTGCGCAGATAGAAGCTCCGCAGATGAAAATACGCATATTTCAGATCGATCACGACAAGGACAGTAACAAGCTTGCTTTTATGAATTATGATTACGCACAGGCACACGGCGGCGTGGATTCGTCCATATACCGTCAGATCTACGGCGGTACGGTAAACTGCAAAAGCCTTGAAAGCGTTTTTGCCCTCTGCAATTCGGACAAAACACCTCCCGGATATTACGGCGAGTCGATGTCCGTTTCTAATGTTATAGAGGTCTGTGAGGGCAAAAATAAAGGTTTTTACTTCTGCAACAGCGTTGGATTTAAGCCTATTGACTTTGATATTACTCGGACAGACCATAATGATATGATGAAAATTCTTGTAGTGGAGAACGGCAAAACACCATATAAAGCGGAAATTCGGCACGATATCCATGCTATGCAGTCTGTGGTCGAAGGCTGTATCGAGCCGATATATTTCGAACCAAAGCAGGACGCTCTTGTCTGGTGCAACGACGAGTTTCTGCTGAATAATTCCGAACCAAACAGAATGGTTGGAGATTGTCTCGTTCACGGTACTTTTTATGTGTCGGGAAACTGCAAAAACGAATACGGCGAATGGGACAGCTGTTCGCTTACCGACGAGCAGATCGAGAAATATTCTGAAATATTTGAAACTCCCGTTATTGTATTTGAGCAAGCGGAAGAACTGACCGAGGATTTTGAGGAAGCGGAAGAACCCAAATTTACAATGTCATAAACGAAAGGATCAGGTGATGCAGATGAAAATTTCAGCGACTATCAACAGACTTGTGGACAAACAGGATTCATCGGTAAAAGCGTATGCCAGCGTGACAATAGACGGAATGTTTGCAGTTCACGGACTGAGAGTAATGGAAACCGAGAAAGGCAGATTTGTAAATATGCCCTCAACTTCATACACAGACCGTGACGGCAACAAACAGTATTCGGACATTTTTCACGCAGTCACAAAATCGGCGAGAAATGCGCTTAATCAGGCTGTTCTGAATGCTTACGATGTCAAACTTCAGCAGATACAGGCAACAGAGATTGAGGTTGAAAATACTCCCGACGAGGAAATGTCCGACGAGCCTGCGGATGAACCTGAGCCTGAGATGTCAATGTGAAATATATCACAAAAGAATACTGTATACTTCGTTGCTTTGGTAGAATTTCTTTGAAAAGACTGGATTATGATATATCTCTGTGATATAGTGAAAGAAACAAATTTATCGGGGTGATACTATGAAAAAAGCAATAACGATCTTAGCTATATGCAGTCTGCTGCTTACAGCCTGCGGACAGATAGACGATACAGAATCCAAAGTGGAAACTACTACGACAACGGTTTCTGAAAGCACAACCGATACGGAAACTTCATCGGCAAAAGAAGAAAAGGATACAAGCGAAGCCACAACTACTACGAAAAAGAGTTCGCAGACGGTATCCTCATCTTCAAAGCCGACGGGTATTACTGTAACTACCACAAAGAAATCAGGTTCGTCAGGTGCTTCGGGAAACTCAATTCAGGGACAAAACAATGCTGTTCAGAATAACAACGGTCAGGAAAATTATCAGCCTGCTCAGAATAGTCAGCAGGCCGATAATTCGCCGCCCGATAACAATCAGAGCAATAACGGTGCGCAACAGAATAACCAATCATCTGACAATAAGCCTCAGACTACAACGGCAAAGCCTGCGGTGACAAATCCGCCGACTACGACTACACCAAAGCCGCAGACTGAACCTCCGGAAGATATAATTGAAGATACAACAAGCCTGCAAAGTGTTTTAAATTATGTAAATTCGCTTGGAAGAACAACCGATGAATATTACAATATAGGTGCAGGCTTGGGGCACGACGGTTCTGATTATGGAAAAGCCGAAGCTGTTTACAATTGGATCAGAGGGAACGTCAGCGGAAATTGTCAAGTATTCTCAGCAGCAACAATGTACGCTTGTAAAGGCGTGGGACTTGAATGTCGGTATGCGTTTTTCTCACCGGATGCCTGGTACGGTCATATGGCAAACTTGGTATGTGTGGAGGGAACATGGTATGTGTTCGATACACAGGGCGGCAGATTTTTAAAATCAGATAAATACGGTGAAATAACCCGAATATTTGATGAAAATGATAATACAATTGAAATTTCGATAAGCGAATCGGCTTATTGATAATATGTAACAAATATGCAAGTGAGAGAGCCGAAGAAATTTCGGCTCTTTTTCTTTGCGTGAAATCAAAGGAGAAATGTACTTTATGTTTAAAATTAAATCAAAGATTTTAAAGAAACTTAGCGCAGGGTTCATGGCAGGACTCTGCGCTTTTTCAATGCTCGGCTCTACAATGAGCGGAGTAATTACTGCAAATGCCGCAAGTACTTCGACCGAAAACTCTGCGTTTCCATCGGCAGATACGGTGATCGCAAAGGCGGCAACGCTTCTCGGCTCTCCGTATACCTTTGGAAATAAGGGGTACTGGTACGCATACAATCAGGATCAGTATACTCCGCTGTCGGTACAGACGATAAACAATCTCGGCATCGACTGTTCGGGACTTGTGTACTATACGCTGACACAGCTTGGATACAAAACATCGGGATTTTCTTGGAACAACCCTGTTCCTGTGGATACCGATCACTGGCTGACGGTAAACGACAACTGCACTATCAGCTACGGCGGTAAAACTTCCAAGGTCGATGTTGAAAAGAAAAACATCAAGACCACAGACCGTCCATACTGGGAGTGTTCCAACGGTTCGACTATTACGCCCGGTTCTGTAGTGGTGGCTCAGAATCCATATGGCGAAGATCATGCGTGGATTTACATGGGCGAATTTAACAGCCGTTCAGATGTAGTGTCTTACCTGAAATCTATCGGTGTATCCGAAAGCCTCATAAATTCCAAAACAGTCGGCGACGGAAAAGGCGCAGGCGGCAGGCATTGGAGAATAGAGTCCAACGGTTCGGAGGGTGTTGTGATCAACAACAAGACCGACGGTAAAACTGCAACTGCTATGAATATGTCGGCGTTCAGGATCACAAAGACCGACGTGACTTTTGAGATAGATAAGTATAATACAAATGGTGATCTTGTGGGAAAATCAAGCGTTGACAATTCTACAGCGGTATATGGAATCTACAGCGATAAATCCTGCAAAAACAAGGTTGCTGAAATCAAAATAGGAAGCAATGGAAAAGGCTCTGTAAAGCTGCCAAACAAGACTTATTACGCAAAGGAAATCAAGGCTCCTACGGGTTACGCACTGGACAAAACCGTGTACAAAATCAAGGCGGGCGTGAACAAGGTTAAGGAGGATTTCCAGACGGGAAAAATCAAAATCAATAAGTCAGCAGAGGATGGCATAATCAGCGGCAGAAAGTTTAAAATCACCTATTCATACAATGGAAAATCTCTTTCTGAAACTGCAAAAACAAATGCAAAAGGCATTGCGACCTTTGACGATCTGAAAGTTTATGATATGTCCACAGGCAAGGCTATCACTTACACTGTTTCCGAAATCAACGTAGATACGAGATATGAAGCTCCCAAGGCGAAGAATGTCAAGCTTACCGACGGCGACGTTGACCTGACCATAAATGTGAAATTCAACAACGAACTTAAAACAGGTTCTATTAAGATCAACAAGCAGTCTGAGGATAATCATAACGGCGGCAGAGAATTTACTGTCACAGGTAACGGCAAGACTTACAGCATAAAAACAGGTTCTGACGGTGTTGCAATTCTTTCCGATATCCCCGTATACGACAGTAACAATCAGAAAATTGTTTACACGATTTCTGAAAAAAACGTACCAGTGAAATATGTTATTCCTGCCGAGCAGACAGTGACTTTAACGGCTGATGAAACTACCTCTGTAACGTTTGAAAATGTGCTTAAAAAATTCACTTTGGAAGTTACAAAAAAGGATTCTGAAAATGGCTCTGCACAGGGGAATGCAAGCCTTGCGGGAGCGGTTTACGGCGTGTTTAAAGACAGTGTTTTGAAAGACGAATACACAACCGATGAAAACGGATATTTCAAGTCCAAGGAATATGTCTGCGGGAATTACACGGTTCAGGAGATTTCTCCCTCAGAGGGATATCTGCTTGATGAAACTGTGTACCCGGTTGGTGCAGAAGCTGAGAATTATTCTATTGAGCATAACCCCATTTCCATGACAGTGACCGAGGATATTATCAAGGGCAATATTTCAATCATCAAGCATTCCGATGACGGAACAACGCAGATCGAAACTCCCGAAGTCGGTGCGGAATTTGAGGTTTATCTCAAGTCATCAGGCTCTTATGAAGCCGCAAAAGACAGCGAAAAAGACTACCTCGTATGCGATGAAAACGGCTATGCTGCGACAAAAATGCTCCCCTACGGCACGTATATTGTGCATCAGACAAAGGGTTGGGAAAATACCGAATGGATCGATGATTTTGAAGTGATTATCAGCGAAAACGAAAAAGAATATTTCTATCTTATCAATGACGCAGTGAAAAAATCCTTTGTAAAAATCGTAAAGAAGGACGCAGAAACAGGCAATATAATTCCCGTTTCGGGCATCGGCTTCAAGGTTTGGGACTGTGCAAATTCCGAATATGTTTCGCAGGAAATCAACTATCCCTCAGAAATGATTCTCAACACATTTTACACCGATGAAAGCGGTTCTCTTATGCTCCCGAACGAGCTTGTTTACGGCGATTACGAGCTTCACGAAGTGCAGTCGGCGGAGGGTTATGTCCTTGATAAAAATCCTGTTCCATTTACAATTGACGGCTCAGTAGAGACCGTAGTTGTGGAGAAAACAAATACCGCACAGAAGGGCAAAATTTCTGTTCAGAAAACAGGCAATGTTTTTGCAAGCGTAACTGCTCTTGGCAGCGCAATATATATCGATGAAAACGGCGAGGTTCACGAAAGTGGGCAGACCGCCTATACTCCCGTTTTTGCAAAAGAAAATCTCAGTGGCGCAGTATTTCAGGTAATTGCAAGCGAGGATATTATTACTCTTGACGGCACGATCAGAGCCAACGCAGGCGATGTTGTGGCTGAGATCACGACCGATGAAAACGGGTATGCGGAAACTGATCTTCTTTATCTCGGAAAATACGAAATAGTGGAAGCTTCCGCACCATACGGATATGTAAAAAATTCCGAAATACAGGCAGTTGAACTGACCTATGCAGGACAGGAAATTGCTGTTCGTGATACCGTAAATACGTCATTTGTCAACGATTATCAGGGTGTAGAAATTTCACTTTCTAAGGTCATGGAAAAGGACGAGCTATTTAACATCGGTAACTCCGATGAATATACACGAGTTCGTTTCGGACTGTTTGCGGCAGAGGAAATTATTGCCGCTGACGGCTCGGTAATTCCTGCCGACGGTCTCATTTCGGAAGTCTCACTCGATGAAAATATGACTGCAAAGTTTGATACTGCTCTGCCTTTTGGCAAGTACTATGTGAAGGAAATTGCAACCGACGAGCATTATGTTCTCAACGGCGAAAAGTATCTTGTAAACTTCGAGTATATGGGACAGGATATTCAGACTGTTTCAATCGACTGTGGTCAGTTTACCAACGATCTGAAGCGTGGAAAAATCGAGGGCATAAAAGTCAGCGAGAGCGATGAACCTCTTGAAAACGCATTGTTCGGACTGTTTTATACTGACTGTACAGAATTTACAGAGGAGAATGCAATTATGACCGCAAAGTCCGATAAACAGGGAAAATTTGAATTTACAGAAATCCCCTACGGAGAATATATTGTCTGTGAGATCGAAGCACCCACAGGCTACATTTTAAGCGATGAAAGCTACCCCGTGACTATTTCTGAGGACGGAGAAATTATCGAAATTATAGCAGTAAATAAGCCTATAACCATTGAAATTTCAAAACAGGATATTTACGGAAATGAACTGGTTGGTGCAAAAATGCAGCTTGATAATTCTGATGGCAAAGTCGTTGAAAAATGGACTTCTGATGGTACAAATCATGTTGTTACCGAGCTTCCTGCCGGAGATTACACGCTTAAGGAAATCGCCGCTCCTGACGGTTATGTTATCGCAACTGACATCAGATTTACAGTTGATGTTTATGGCAAGATTACTGTAGAAAATGTGGACGCAACTGCTGTTTCTGAGAACGGCAATCCTCTCATCGTAATGGTAGACGATACCACAAAGGTGAAAATCAGCAAGCGTGATATCACTACGGACAAGGAGCTTGCAGGCGCAACGCTTCAGATTATTGACGAGGACGGAAATGTTGCCACGGAGTGGGTATCAACAGACGAGGCTCACTTTATCGAGGGCAAGCTGATCGCAGGCAAGGAATACACGCTCCGTGAAACGATCGCTCCAGACGGTTATGAGATTGCAAGCGAGATAAAGTTTACTGTGAATACTGACGGAAGTGTAACCGAGGTCGTTATGTACGATGAGCATACGCCTGAGCTTGAAATTCCTCCTACAGTCACAATAGATACTCCTAATACAGGTGTATCCGCAGACAATAGTGCTGAGTTTTATCTCGTAGCCGCAGCGGTTGTTGTGGCTTTCGGTATGGTCATATGCAAGAGAAACGATAAGGAAAAGAGAAAGGATGATGTGAAATGAGATCTAAAAAGAAATTGATCGCAGCAGCAAGTTCGGTGTGCTTTGCTGCGATGATGTCGCTAACTGCTTACGCATCGGGCGATGTTGCGGGAGCGGTTACAAGCACTTGGACCACTGCAAGATCGCAGGTGGTGTCGGTTGTAAACAACGTTGTATTCCCCGTGATCGACGTAATATTGGCGGTTTTGCTGTTTGTTAAGATAACGCTGGCATACTTGGATTACCGCAAACATGGTCAGTTGGAGTGGACGCCGATCGCTATAATTTTCGGCTGTCTGATCTTTTCTCTGACCTGTCCGCTGTACATCTGGAGTATTATTTGATAAGGAGTAGGAACGGATATGAAAACAAAAGTAATAACCGCATTTTTAGCAGTGTTTATGCTGGCAATGACCGCCTGCGGAACGATCAGTCCGCCAATACAGACGGTGGAAACTACAACAATTCCGATAACAGCCGAGTCATTGGATTCGGCTGTCTCTTCGGAGGTCGAAAGTACCGTCAACAATGAACAGGTAAAGTCCGATACCTTTATCGCTGAGTTTTTTGACTCAAATATCAGCTTTGAAGATACAAGCGAATTGGTTACTGAGTCGATGAAAGGCTGTGCCTTTGAGAACGAAACCGATAATTTCAATGGAGTGAATAAGGTTACTTTGAAAGGCAAAAACGGCGACGGAATAATTAATGTTCTCTGCGTTGATCTGTCACAGTCACAGCTTGATTACGATATGAAATATATCCTCGAAAACTTCGGGGATTACTATTTCGGTCAGACCTCCGCACAGATGAACGGTGTCACTGAGGACGATTTTGTGTCAAATTATCGTATGACAACAAATGTATATTCAAATGGTAAATATCAGCGTTACAGTTCCGTTCAGAAAACCGATGGTATGGCGACGCAGTTTGGGTACACGGAAACCTATGCTGTGCTTTCTGAGAACAAGCTGACAGTAGTATCAGGAGCATATCTTGGTACGGATATGATGGAAAGGCAGAGCTTTTCGCAGCTTATGGGTAAGCTTGCGGAAAATGTCAAGTATTAAAGGTTGGTGTAGTTATGCCATATATCCCATTTACAGAAGAACAAAAAGTAATGGCAAACTCCGTAGATTTAGCGGAGTTTTTGCGTATGCGGGGCGAAAAACTGGAACGTGTCGGCAGAGAGCATAAACTCATTTACTACGACGGTTCGGGCAAGCATGATAGCATCACAATGTCGGGTTCAAGGTGGTTTGACCACAAAAATCAGGTTGGCGGCGGAGCAATAAAATTTATGCAGGAATTCTATGATATGGACTTTCAGACAGCTGTGCAGGAACTGTTGGGACAGACGGTAACTTCCCTCTCTCACGCTCCTCCAAAAGCAGTTGTGCATGAAGAAAAAACGAAAGAATTCAAGCTTCCCAAATCCAATGAAAATATGCACAGGGTGTTTGCATATCTCATAAAACAGCGGTTCATTAATCCCGAAATTATCAGTTTTTTTGCGAGAAATCACACGCTTTATGAGGATAAGGAACATCACAATGCAGTGTTTGTAGGGCTTGATGAAAACGGAGTTCCAAGACAGGCAAGCAAGCGTTCAACCAATTCTTTCGGGAAAACTTTCCGCATTACCTGCGAGGGTTCAGATACCCGTTACAGCTTTTCCCACTTTGGCAAGTCGGAAAAGCTGTTCGTGTTTGAGGCTCCCATTGATATGATGAGTTTTCTTACACTCTATCCGCAGGAATGGCAGAAAAACAGCTACATTGCAATGAACGGTGTGTATGAAAATGCCGTTTTAACAGCGTTAAAGAACCATTCTAACCTGTCAGAAGTCATTCTCTGCGTTGATAACGATGAGGGCGGAATCGAGGCTGTTGACAGACTTCGGGATATTTTGAGAGAAAACGGCTATGAAAATGTACGGCGATTTGCTCCCAAATTTAAAGATTGGAATGAAGATTTAAAGGCAAAAAACGGAGCGAAATTTTTGCCTGCTGTTCCTCATAAGCGAAAGGAAGAATATCTGAAAGAAGTTAGCGAACTTGTGTATCTGAAATGCCGTCCTGATAAGCTGACCTCGCAGATCTATGCAACGTTTAAAAACAGACAATACAAATATTTGGCTGAGTATGCACTTGCAAGCTCTGCTTTTTTTATTGCACCAAAGGACGAAAATCTGATGTTTGAAAAGTTAAAATTCAAGCTGAAAGATGAGTACAAGCCTTACACCGACAAGGGCAAAAAGGCACAGAAACAAAGGGCTTTGCAGGAATGTATGCAGGAGGTTTTGCGTGATCTTAAGCGGACTGCCTGTACTCGTGAACAGTCGGTACTGACTGCGAAAATGCTGTATCAGCTTGCGGATAATGCTGTCAGATTGTCGGTTGAGGAAGCTTTAAGTGTACCGATTCAGGAGCAGTGCGAGGATATAGATATTATTTCTGAACCCGAACCGTGTATGGAGTTCGGGTAATGCGATACCCTCCGCCTCACAGCGCAATACCTTGAAGATAACAAACTAACTATCTTATTAAATACAAAAGATAGAATATTTTATAGATTGGAAGTGGTGAATTGAATGAAAAACAAATGATTTTCATAGGAGCACTTGTTGTAGCTTTTATCGCCTTTTTAGTGGTTGTAAATCTGCTTGACAACAAGTCGCTTAACGGAATAAAGGCAAAAAAGGTCGGTGACGGTCAGCATGGAACTGCGAGGTGGGCGACTAAATCGGAGATAAAGCAGACTTTTATCCCTTTGCCATTTGAGCCTGAGAAATGGCGTAAAGGTGAAAATCTGCCGACTGTTCAAGGAACTGTTGTAGCCTGCCGAACGCACGGCAAAAAGACTGTTGCTCTTGTGGATGACGGTGATGTGCATACTCTTATGATCGGCGCCGCAGGAGTCGGCAAGACCGCTTACTTTTTGTATCCGAATATAGAGCTTGCCTGTGCTTCGGGAATGTCGTTTGTCAGTACAGACACAAAGGGAGATGTGGCGAGAAATTACGGAACTATCGCCAAAAAGTATTACGGCTACAATGTTTCTGTGCTTGATTTAAGAAATCCGACAAGGAGTGATGAGAACAACATTTTGCACCTTGTGAATAAATATATGGATCTGTATTTGCAGGACAAAACCAATCTTTCTGCGAAAGCAAAAGCGGAAAAGTATGCAAAGATAACAGCAAAGACAATTATCAATATCGGCGGAGGTGACAGTGCAAGCTACGGTCAGAATGCGTTCTTTTACGATGCAGCAGAGGGCTTGCTTGCCTCGGTTATCCTGCTTTTGGCGGAGTTTGGCGACAAAAACGAAAGGCATATTGTTTCAGTTTTTAAGCTGATCCAAGACCTTTTGGCAAAGTATCAGCCTGCGCCGAAAGCAAAGCCTAAGATGTATTTTACAAAGCTTATGGACAAGCTCCCAAGCGAACACAAAGCCAAATGGCTTGCAGGAGCGGCGCTCAACGCTTCCGATCAGTCAATGCTGTCTGTAATGAGTACGGCATTATCACGATTAAACAGTTTTCTTGATTCTGAACTTGAACAAATGCTGTGCTTTGGAACGGCGATAGACGCCGAGAAGTTCTGCAATGAAAAGTCTGCTATCTTTATTGTTCTGCCCGAAGAAGATACAAGCAAGTACTTTATGGTCAGTCTGCTTATCCAACAGCTATACCGTGAGATATTAGTCATTGCAGATGAAAACGGCGGAAAGCTTAAAAACAGAGTTATGTTTTACTGCGATGAGTTTGGCACATTCCCAAAAATAGACGGTGCTGAATCTATGTTCTCGGCAGGACGTTCAAGAAAAATATCAATCGTTGCGATAATTCAGTCCTTTGCACAGCTTGAACAGAACTACGGAAAACAGGGCATGGAGATAATCACCGACAACACTCAGCTTACCGTGTTCGGAGGTTTTGCGCCAAATTCTCAATCAGCGGAAGTACTGTCAAAAGCGTTGGGAGAGCAAACTGTATTGTCAGGTTCTGTGTCGTGCGGAAAGGAAAAATCACAGTCACTTCAGATGATAGGCAGACCGCTTATGACTGTGGACGAACTCAAATCTATGCCAAAAGGTCAATTTATCGTAATGAAAACAGGAACACACCCGATGATTTCAAAGCTGAAATTGTTCTTTAAATGGGGGATTAAATTTGAGGAAGAATACTGTCTCCCTGATAAAACAGCAAGGCAGGTTTGTTACAAAAATCGTGATGAATTAATCAGAGATGTGGAGGTTAAATATCCGCAGAAAAAAGCTGTTGCTGCGGAAATTGAAGTGTCTGTCGATGATGAAGAATTTGATGAATTTCCGATGAGAAAAGCGAAAATTAAAACGTGAGGAGGCTGATGCAAATTGATATTACCGAGAAGAATTTACGATTTAGGTCTGAGCCACAAGGCTGTGGCTGTGTACTGTTATCTTGCAAACCGTGCGGATAAAAACGGAGAATGTTTTCCCTCTGTGCGCAGGATAGCAGAAGATTTGAGTATACACAAAAGCACGGTGTATCGTGCATTTACGGAACTTGAAAACCGTGGATTGTTAGAACGGATACCTCGCTATCATATCCAAGGAGGACGCCGCAGCTCGCTGTACAGAGTAAAGGGCGAGATAACAAAGGCAGGAGGCGGCAAATCCACCTCTAAAAATGGGGGTGGATTGAATGTTTGATTGGATCGGCGACGCCATTGACTGGATAGGCGACGGAATATCAAGCCTTTGGGATAACACGGTAGGTTCTGCGGTAGACGCAATTACCGACGAGATATGGAATATTATGTTTGAGTGGCTTTTCAACCTCATTTACGGCGCAGTAGCCGATCTTTTTGAATTTATCAATGCAAGCACAAGCAGTATTTTCGCTCTGTCGTGGGTGCAGTCGTTCATAGCATTGTTCCACAGTCTCGCATGGATGCTGTTTGTCTGCGGATTTATCGTAGCGGTATTTGACACGGCGATAGCCTATGAATCGGGTCAGGCGAATATCAAAAATACCTGTCTGAACGTGTTGAAATGGTTCATGGCGGCAAGTCTGGTTACTGTTGTTCCGCAAAGACTTTACTCGTTTTGCGTTAATTTGCAGGGTACATTTTCAAGCGATTTGCTTGGAAATTTCATATCGGGAACAACAACGACAGTAGCTGATTCGGGGCTGACCGTGATTATAGCACTGGCGATGGACGTAAGTCTGTTCAGCCTGTTTTTTATCATACTTTTCGGCTATTGTACAGTAAAAGTTGTGTTTTCAAACATTAAGCGTGGCGGCATAATGCTGTGTCAGATTGCTGTGGGAAGTCTGTATCTTTTTGGAGTTCCGAGAGGTTACACAGACGGATTTTACAGCTGGTGCAAGCAGGTCATTGCGACTTGTCTGACGGCATTTTTGCAGACAACGATACTCTATCTCGGACTGCTGACCTACACTCAACACGCTCTGCTTGCGGTTGGTATTTGCTTGTCGGCAACGGAAGTTCCGAGGATTGCGCAGATGTATGGATTGGATACGAGCGTCAGGGTCAATATGATGTCTGTCAGCCATACGGTCAGCATGGGAGCTAAGGCTGTTAATATGATTAAGACAAAAGCATAAGGAGTTGATACAAAAAATGAAAACCTACATCTACCCCGAAAACTTAAGGGCTACGGTAAAGCTGTGGTTCTGGAATGTCCGTGATTTTATCATAATCTGCGGCGGAATAATTCTGTCGGTTGTGGTTCTGGTAAACCTGTGGAATGTCCTGCCTTTTGCGGCGACTGCCTGCTTTGCTTTTCTCTCGCTTCGGGTTGACGAAACGGCGATTATGGACTATATTTTTAATGCTGCGAAGTTCTTTCTGACATCGCAGCAATTGTATTTTTGGAGGGAAAATTAAATGACAAAGAACAAAAACAGCGTTCAGGGTCTTATCGGCTTTGAACGTTTTTCACGTTTCGGAGTGAAAACCGACAAGGCCGAAATAGCATTTTTCAGCGTAGAACCCACCAATATTTCAGTGCTTTCAGCGGCTAATATTGACGTGAAGATACATCATCTGATGATGCTGTTAAGCACCATACCCGACCTTGAAATTCTTGCTCTGGATTCCTGTGAGTGTTTCGATACCAACAAGGTGTACGTCAAAAAGCGTTTGCAGACCGAGCAGAACGAAGATGTGCGAAAACTTTTGCAGGCGGACTATGATTTTCTTGACGAGATCCAGGTGGAGATGTCCTCGGCAAGACAGTTTATGTTTGCGGTACGGTTCAGGCGTGAAAAGGACGAGCAGATATTCAGCACGCTTAATCGTGTTGACAAAGCAATCTCAGAACATGGCTTTACGGCTCGTCGAATGTCCAAACCTGAGATAAAGCGTATGCTTGCGCTTTACTTCGGGACAAGCATATCGGGTGAGGATATCCCCGATATTGAGGGAGAAAACGAATTTAATCTGGAGGGATTGCATGAGAATTAATTTACGAAAAAAGAAAAATCTGACGGACGAACAGCTTGAAATTATCAGCACAAAGGACTTTTTTGACCGAACTGTTCCGGGAATAATCAAGTTTTACACCGACCACTATATCTGCGGAAACTTCTACAAGTCCTGCTGGGCGGTTACGGAATATCCGACTTCAACGGAAGAAACGGCTATCCTTGCTCACCTTGCCGACAGAAACGGGGTAACTCTCAGAATTTACAACCGCCTTGTGACAAGTATGGAACAACGAAAAATCGTTCAGCAGGCAATGCGGAAAAATCATATGATGACCACCACAAACGATGTAAACGAGAGCATCAAGGCTCAGGATAATATCAACGATGTGGTAGAACTGCTGTCAGAACTTCGCCGAAACAAAGAACCGCTGCTGCATACGGCTGTGTTTATTGAATTAAAAGCAAGCTCGGAAGATAAATTAAAGGAACTGCAAGCCGACATTTCGATGGAATTAACACGTTCAAAAATATCTGTAGACAGGCTTTTGCTCCGTCAGAAAGAGGGCTTTTTATCGGTTTTGCCGACGGGCAATAATGTATTCGCAAGCCAGTTTGAGCGTGTTCTTCCTGCTTCAAGTGTTGCTAATCTTTATCCTTTGAATTACAGCGGAAAAACGGACGAAAACGGCTTCTATATCGGCAGAGATAAGTACGGCAGCAACGTGCTTGTTGACTTTGACAAGCGTACCGAGGACAAGACAAATTCCAATATTTTAATTCTTGGCAACAGCGGTCAGGGCAAGTCGTATCTTATGAAACTTTTGCTGTGCAATCAGCGTGAGGCTGGGAAAAGTGTGTTGGTTTTAGATCCCGAAGCCGAGTACCGTGACATTTGTTCAAATCTCGGCGGAACATACATTGATATGATGTCGGGCGAATTTATGATAAATCCGCTTGAACCTAAAGCTTGGAGCGACGGCGAAAAAGCGGATATTGAAGATCCCGAAACGTTCAGAAAAGTCACAAGATTATCACAGCACATATCGTATTTAAAGGATTTTTTCAGAGCGTACAAGGACTTTTCTGACAGCGAAATTGACACCATAGAGATCATGCTTATGAAGCTGTACGCAAGATTTGGAATTGATGATTTTACCGATTTCAATACGCTGGACAGCGAAGATTATCCAATTATGAGCGACCTCTACGAACTTATTGAAAAGGAATTCATGGCGTTTGATAACGAGAAAAAGCACCTATACACCGAAGAAATGTTACAGAATATCTGTCTGGGACTGCACTCCATGTGCAAGGGTGCGGAGTCAAAATATTTCAACGGTCACACCAACATCAATGACAGCGAGCTTATCTGTTTCGGAGTGAAAGGTCTTATGGACACAAACAAAAGGCTTAAGGATACTCTGCTGTTTAACATTCTCAGCTACATGAGCAATCAGCTTTTGGGCAGAGGAAATACAGTTGCCGCAGTAGACGAGCTGTATTTGTTCCTCACAAATATGACGGCGATCGAATATATCCGCAACGGCATGAAACGTGTTCGTAAAAAGGAGTCCTCGTTTATTCTGGCAAGTCAGAATATTGAGGACTTTCTTTTGCCTGAAATCAAGGAGTTTACTAAGCCGTTGTTTTCAATTCCGAGCCATCATTTTCTGTTCAATCCGGGTAATATTTCTCCGACTGCATTCATTGACACCTTGCAGCTTGAAGAATCGGAGTACGGCTTGATAAAGTACCCTGAAAGAGGTACTTGTCTTTACAGGTGCGGAAACGAGAGATATTTGTTACAGGTCATCGCTCCGCAGTACAAGGCTGTGTTGTTTGGAAACGGTGGTGGTCGGTAATGTCTGCAACAGTTGCGGTTGCTCTGAAAAAGGTAGCGATATATATTCTGGGCGACGAAAAGAAACGAGGTAAGCTGTTTGTTCTGATCGGAAGCATCGCCGCAGGCTTTCTTGGACTGATGTGCCTGCCTGTAGCTGTGCTTTCGAGCATGGGCAGTATGGAAATCGAGCAGCCTGAAATTAACGCTGAAATGTTCAGCGATTCGGCTTTGTTTGAAAGCCTTGACAGCGAACAGCAGGCTCAGATAGAAAATCTGAAGAATCAGGGTCGGGCAATCGAGGACGCCATGAGGGGCGCAGGAGTTCGCTCTCAGACCATAAAAGCGCAGCTGATATATATGTCATACTTCGGTGACGTGCAAAATTTCAATGCGGAATCCTATGCCAACCTGTTTGCTGTTGCTCCGAATGACAGCAATTTGATAACTGCGATAAATTCAACTTACGGCTTGGAGATCGGCTATGACGAATTTATGAGAACCTACACTTGGGTGATGAATTCTACGATCAACGGGTATATGTTCAGCGATGAAAGCACAAAGAACTGCGCCGATCTTGCAGCTTGGGCGGAGAATGCGTATGTGTCCGGCTGGGGATTTAAGCAGGGTGCAATCGGAAATCGTGACGATGTTGACCGTATCAGATATGCAGATAATGCAGGGCTTATGCTTGGTTTTCTGAACTATGATCCCACGGAAAAGGTGTTCAGTTCCGATTACAATACGCTTGTTTTCACCGAGCAAGGCAGTCTTGATACCATGCCTGAGGTCGCAGGTATAGGACTGTTTGACGGCAGTCAGCATGGGATATATGTCGGTGACGGCGAGGTGATTTACTGTTCCGAATCAGCAGGATATGTGACAAAAGACCTTGTTTCAAACGGCGGTTGGACAAGCTGGTGTACCTATGAGGGCGTGGATTATCCGCAGGAAGTGCGGGATAAAATTGATGAAAACGGAGGTGACAGCGAATGAAAAAATCAGTTGCGATAACAATTAGTGATGAAAGATTAGCGGCTCTGGAAATGTATTTGGAGCAGAAAAATATTAAGCTTTCGGATGAAATCGACAAGTGCATTGACGGCTTGTATCAGAAAAATGTACCGCAGAATGTTAGGAATTTTATTGAGATGAAGTCGGAAAAGAAGCCTGCCAAAAAGTCGAGAAACTCTTTGCCTGCCGAAACGGAAAAGCTGTCCGAGCAGTAACAAGCCACAGTTCGCACCGTGTCGCCCCGTGTGGCGAGGTTCGGCGGTCGGTGGGGTAAGTTTACCATAGGAGTGGTTAAACGGCTTTGTGGGCATTTGTCGCAGAGTTTGAGAATGGTGGGAATCAGGAGATTTCGGGTGGGTTTATGAGGGCAAAGCCAATAGGATTGGCTTAAATATTATATTGCAAGTTAAAGTTTCGGGGTTGAAACCCCGAAACAGTTACAGCGGACGGCAAAGCCGACCGCATTTTGCGAGGTTTGTACAGCTTCGGGCAAAGGGGTTGTAAATTCAGCCTTTTTAAAATTTCGGCGTTGTATCGACAGAAAGGCACGAAAATACGGCATTTTTATAGGAGTTGGAGGTGGTGAAAGTGAGTTTTCAGAATAAAGTGAAATTTGCGTTATGGGCATATCCCGAAACGCTGAAAGATGTGGCGGTTCATTACAAAAACGATAACTGCAAGTCGCAGAGCGAGTTTATTGAAAAAGCGATCAAGTTCTACATCGGTTATCTTGATGAGGAAAAAAGCGTGAATTACATTTCACCGATGATTACGGAAACGGTCAAAGCTACAATTAAGGGTACGGAACAGCGGCTGGCTCGTTTGCTTTTCAAGGTCGCAGTTGAGCTTGGTAAGCTGTCGCATATGACGGCAGCAATTAATGATGTGGATGATGAAACGCTGAAAAGTCTTCATGCGATGTGCGTTAATGAGGTTCGCAAGATCAACGGTATTATTGATTATGAGGACGCTGTGGAGTATCAGAAGGATTGATCTTGATTAAAAAATTGAAAGGAGTCCTGCCATGCCCAAACTAATAGTAACAAGCCGCTATCTGAAAAGCGGCTCTGGGAAGAAAAAACAGCTCTATCACTATGTAAAATACATTGCAACCCGTGAGGGTTCAGTTCCGATACCGAATGCAAATGAAACAGCTCCTGCTACGAAAAATCAGCAGGAGCTTATTTCATCTCTGCTGAACGACTTCCCCGACAGCAAAGAGTTATTTGAGTACGAAGATTACCAAAAGGATCCCACTGTCAAAAACGGTTCGGCGCTAATATCGGAAATACTTGACCGAAACATGGACAGGCTTACAAGCCGTGAAAATTATGTAGGCTATCTTGCAAACCGTCCCGGAGCAGTCAAGTTTGGTTCGCACGGTTTGTTTTCACAATCGGACGAACCTATTAATCTTGAAAAGGTTGCAAAAGAGATTGCAAACCATGGCGGTAACGTTTGGACTCATGTCGTTTCGCTCCGCAGAGATAACGCTCAGGCAATGGGGTATGATAATTTAAAAGCGTGGCGTGAGCTTGTCAAGCGGCAGATTCCCAACATTGCGAAGAATCAGAAAATTGATATGGCTAATCTGAAATGGTACGCTGCTTTTCACGATAAGAAAACAAATCCTCATGTGCATATTATTGTGTACTCCGACAACGAGCGCGAGGGATTTCTCACTAATCATGGTATTGAAAAAATCCGCAGTGGTTTTGCAAACGATATTTATGCAGATGAACTTCACAATCTTTATGCACAGCAGACCGATTTGCGCAATCTGATGAAAAAGGAATCAGAACAATTAATGCAGAAGCTTGCGGATAACATTTCACAGAATGATGTTGATAACGCAGAACTAATTGATCTTGTTGCAAAACTGCATGAACAGCTTAATTCTTCTAAAGGCAAAAAGGTATACGGATACTTGAAAGCGGATGTGAAGAAAACTGTTGATGAGATTTTTATAAGGCTTTCGGAAAACGAATCAATTCAGAAAATGTATTCTCTTTGGTGTGAAATGGAGCAGCAGAAGCACGACGTTTATTCGTCGGCAAAGCTTCAGTTTCCAAAGCTTGCGGACAACAAGGAGTTTAAGTCTGTTAAAAATATGATAATCAGAACTGTACTGGATATGAATAGTCCTGTTGTTGATATTGAGATTGAAGAACCGGAACTGACAGAAAAAACTGATGATGACATAACAGATATTCCTCCGCAGATAGACGAGTCGAAACAGTTAGAAAATGATAATGTGATATTTTCAGATAACGAGGAGCTGACAGCCGAAGAGTTCACTTGTAGTAATGAAAGTGCGGTAACAGTTGATATTGATGACGAACCTCAAAGCAAATACTACCTCAAATGGAGTACAGCATACAAAGAAGCTTGTAAGATTATTTACAACAAGCAATCAAAGCTTGAAGATTTTCAGAAAGCGGAGCAGCTTTTGCTTAACGAATCAAGGTCAGGCAATGTTCTTGCTATTCAAGATCTGGGCAAACTCTATTCTACTGATAAACTCGGCGAAAAAGATGAAAAAAAGTCTTTTTCATTCTACGAAGAAGCATTTCAGGGTTTTATGGAGATCGAGCCGGATTCTGATTTTATGTTTCCTTATGAGCCGAAATTTGATGGGCAGATTATGAAACCCGTGAATATGCGTTCTTACGTTTGGTATCGCATAGGCAAAATGCATTGCTATGGGTTGGGAACAGAACAGGATTACGCTCAATCATTTGAATGGTTCTTGAAATCAGCTCATGAAGGCAACAAATTCGCACAATACAGTCTCGCCAATTTATATTACTACGGCAACGGTGTGGAAAAAGACTTGTCTCAGGCGTTTTGGTGGTATCGCAAATCATCTGAACAGGGTCAGCCTTATGCTTCTTATGCTGTCGCTCAGATGTACAGCAAGGGCGAATATGTTGCTGAAAATAAAGAAACCGCACAGAGATATTACAAAGCGGCATTGTCAGGATTTCTTGAACTCGAAAGCAAGGATCAGGCTGATGATAACTTATATTACAAATTGGGCGCTATGTATAAAAACGGTCTTGGAACTGAGATTGATATTCCTAAAGCCATCGAATATTTTGAAAAATCCACTGAAAATATGTGGTCAACTTATCAGCTCGGCAGGCTTTATCTTTTCGGTGCAGAGGAACTTGAAAAAGATAAGGAAAAGGCTGTGGAGTGGCTCACAAAGTCCGCAAATGACGGAAATGAGTATGCTCAGAATATGCTTGACAATATGGCACAGTTTGAAAACACTATACTTGCAAATACGATCTTCGCTCTGTTCGCTAATCTCTGCAAGTGTATTGAAGATGACTATACACAGAAGTATAAGTCGGTCAGACATACAGTCGACAGCAGACTGAGGAGAATGATAAGGCAAAAGAAACAGTCGTTTGGAATTAAGGACGAGCAGTCTCAGAGTTATGAGCAATCATAATTACTGCCAAACATTTATAGAATATACTGTAACAGGTGGTTGCAAATATGTATTTGATATTAAAAAAGACTTTAATATGCTGGAAAACGGAGTTCACAATTGTTTATGGTAAAATAGAAATGCAGAAAAAGGGCTCCAAAAATACACAACAGGGGCGCTCCTTCTATGCGCAAACCGAGCCCCCACACGTTAATCTTGTGCTGACCGGGCTATGCACTTTTTCGAGCCCATTTTATGCACTTTTTGCTTGACAAACACAGTGGACAGTTTTTAAGAATATTTTACTCTGCTCTTGCATGGCGTTTGAACTTAATGATTAGTTAATTTTAAATAAAAGTCGTATAATCAGTCAAATATGATAATATAGTTGACAAAATGTAAATTATTAATGAATTCTAAAATTTACTTGACAAATATTTCAAGGCGAAGTATAATAAAAAAGTGTAAATATAGTCAAAAAGGCATCTTATTATGTGAAATAAATGTTTTTCTTGTTTGACTTAATTATGATAAGAGGAGTGAAACGCTATGACACCGGAAGAAGCTTCTCAGTTGTATAATATAGAACAAAGAAATTATTATGATTACTGTGGTTATATTCAGTCGTAGTATATAGAAGAGTTCAAGGTGGAACAGCGCCAAAGTTAACTGATACATCTACACCTGGACGAAGTTATGAATTGCCAGCACCGTGGTCTGAATGGATAGAGGAAGCTGCTACTAATGTAAAGATTATAAAATAGCATTAAATGGAGTGTGTGTAATGGATAATAAAATGCGTATAGTGGCGGAAGAATTTGAAAATACAACTACTGGAGAGAAAGTAACCGGTGTAACGGTTATGATTGATGGAAAGTTAAGACAGGTCTTTGATATTATGATTGCAAAAAGTGGTTATAACAAGAGTTATTTGGAAATGTTGCAGGAGGTACTTGTTTTAGGAATAGATGAGTATATCAAGAAATTGAAATAGTATATTCAATTACTTATCGTTGGTATTTTAAACCTGTGGTTCAAAACTCGGAAACGCTATCCAGACAACAGCAAAAGTCAGCGGAACGATCTCTAATGGCATGGACGGATTTGATATGCTGTCGATGGGGTTGGGAATGATAGATCCCGATAATCCGTTAACGGCATTGAACAATAAGCTGCATCAGAGCGATATTTACAATGGTTTCCAGATGGGCGTGAGTATGCTTTCATCCTTCAGTGGTGCAGCATCACAGAATATGGCTTGCTTTATTGCAGGAACGATGGTGCTTACAACAGCAGGTCTTGTTGCAATTGAGAGGCTTAAAGCTGGAGATGTTGTTATTTCAACGAACCCCGACACGCTTGAAACCGCATCTAAAACTGTTCTTGAGACTTATGTGCGCAAAGTGGACAAGCTTGTTCATCTCACAATTAATGGTGAAGAAATTGTAACAACTGATAATCACCCGTTCTACGTTCAAGGCAGGGGTTTTATCAATGCAGGAAGTCTTCTTGTTGGTGATAAACTTATCAGCGTAAATGGCGAAGATTTGTTTGTTGAGAAACACTACATAGAGGAAACAGATGTACCCGTTGATGTTTATAACTTCCAAGTTGAAGATCATCATACTTACTTTGTTGGTGAATCTGCGGTTTGGGTGCATAATGATATGTGCCAACCCCAAAATGTCCCTGACGGTATGGGTCAATATAAGGATAAAAAAGGTCATCATCCAATGGCTAAAAAGGCTTTTGAAGGTGCAGAAGGATATGATTATACCCAAGCTTTAAGTATAAGCTCCGAAAAATTACTTAAGGATTTTGATGTCAAACATAGTACTATTACTGGGAAACAGGCTTCTTTATACAGGGAGTTTGCTAAAACAGGAAAAGAACTTACAATGAATGAAATGAAAAACATAGAGATCAAAGCAATGGTTCAAAGTGGTGTTCCGAAGGAATATGCAACTAAAACAGTAAATTCTGCAATTAAGCAGTTAAAGGATTCTGGAATCACTGCCCCAGTAAAAATTCCGTGGGGTTAAAAATCAAAATACACTACATGAATTAAGGAGAATATTATGAGCGAATTGAATGCTAATAAAGAATGTATATTAGATTATTTTGGTAAATGTGTCATAGAAGAAGTGTACGATAGAGCGTTATACGGTGCTAAGCGAACTTTAGAGCTTACTACTAAAAATCCTATAGTATTGGAAAAGTATTCAATATTTTCAGAATTAACGCAAGAACAAAAAAAGAAGTTATATGAACTTATAACAGAAACAACTGTGGATATTATTTATCGTTTTTTGGAAATGATTGAAGAACATGACGAAGAGTTTAAAATCATAATTGAGAACAGTAGCGGTAAATATAGTTTAACAGACATCAGTGAAAAAATGGGAAGTGAAATCGCTGATGTTGACTATGAGGACGGTTGGATTAGGCGGTTTTCTAAGATTTAATTGAAATATAAATCATCACAACCGATAATCGCCCCTTCTACGTTCAAGGCAGGGGTTTTATTAATGCAGGAAATCTGCTCGTTGGTGATAAACTTATCAGCGTAAATGGCGAAGATTTGTTTGTTGAGAAACATCGGGTTGAAGAATTTGACGAGCCTGCCACTGTTTATAATTTTCAGGTTGAAGATTATCATACTTATTTTGTTGGTGATTGTGCGGTTTGGGTGCATAACAAGAATTGTAAACCACGATCACCAAAATCAGATGTTGTAGAAAAAGGTGAAAACCTTGATGGTTCAATTACCTATACTAAGAATATAAATGGAAAAAATGTTCAAGTAACTTATAGTAAAGAAGGATATCCTGATTTTTCACCATTTTCACATCCGGATTATCCAGATCCTGTGGAGATTAATATGACTGGTAATAATTATAAGGACTTTAAAGCAGCAAATGAGAAAATTGGTCTAAGTGGCGCAAATCCACCAGACGGATACACGTGGCATCATTTAGAGGATGGTAAACATATGTTGTTGGTGGATTCGAGTGTCCATGATGCTACCTTGGGAGGTTTTCCTCATACTGGTGGTGCTTCAATTGTAAAAAATAATTAAAGGAGCAATGAGAAATGAGATTATTAAATTCTGCTGAACCTGTTTTATATGAGGATGTTTTAGAATTTGGAAATTATTTAGGTGTAAAGTTACCTGAAGATTATGTAGAGTTTATTGTTAATGCTAATGGTGGAACACCTGAACCAGATATGCTTTACGATTTTTATGATGAAGTTTCTGAACAAGAAAACACATCAGTAATAAGAAGGTTCTTTTCTTTTTTTCCAAATGTAGAATGCGAAAAGAATAATATTAAGTTCATTTATAATGTAATGAGAAGAGAGAAAACAATTCCGGTTGATATGATACCAATCGCAGATGATCCCACTGGAAATGTAATTTGCATATCATTATCTTCAAATGATTACGGTGCAGTATATTTTCTTAATCATGAATTCGAGGATTCTGATACAGGCTATTTGATGAAAAGTAAAATAACGGATTCTTTCAAAGTGTTTATTGAAAAATTGTATCCAGATGAGTGATAAAAGTAACATATAATGTGGAGAACGTGTAGGTTGTTATTAAGATTAAACAATTGGTATTTCACCGATAAAATGTTTTATATAAGAGAGGTTAATCAATGCAAAATAATGAACAGCTAACAGAACTCATATCCAACTCACAAATAGCCTTTTTAAATGGCGAGTTGCAGGAAGCATTCAGCCTATACTCAACACTTATATGTTCAAAGCAGAGGATTTATCGAAGCAGGAAATCTTCTTGTTGGTGATAAGCTTATCAGTGTGAATGGTGAAGACTTAGTAATTGAGAAATTCTTCATTGAAGAAACTGCTGAGCCTGTTGACGTGTATAATCTCCAGGTTGAAGATTATCATACTTATTTTGTTGGTGATTGTGCTGTTTGGGTGCATAATGCCGAATGTGGCGGTTCTTATAAGGATGTCAAAAAGAAGAATGCAGAAGAAAACCACGGTAAAGCTAAGCGTGACCCAAAAGATGCACATCATATGCCAGCACACGATGCTTACCCAGATTATGTAAAAACTAGAATCGGTAAATATAATAAAAAAGCTAATGGTCCAAGTATTTCAATGGAAAATGCAGATCATACACAAACAGCAAGTTATGATAATAAGCCGGGTGCCAAAGCATATCGAGCGAAACAAAAAAAGCTTATTCAGGCTGAAAAATTCCAAGAAGCATTTGATATGGATGTTGCTGATATAAAATCAAAGTTTCCCGGCAAATATGATTTGAGTATCCAACAAGCGCAGGAGTGCTTAGATGACATAATTAAAAAGGTGAAGAGTTAAAATGAGCAAAAAATATGAATTAGTACCATATAAGAGTATTGGCGAATTTGTTTTTGGAATGAATCGTTATGACATACAGCAGATTTTAGGAAAACCAATCTCTTCTGGTAGATATGGTTTCCCAGTTGAAGACAGGTTTTTTGATGATTACGGTTTCTTTTACACAATGTTTAGTAATAAGAACCTTTTGGAAGCTGTAGAGTTTTTTCCTGAATTTACAGAAGAAGAAATTACATGGATTTATGGTAATGAAGTGATTGAGTTAAGTGCAGGAAGGAAAAATATTCTGAATGGATTAAGAAAAATTACTGATGATTTAGTTCAGGACGAAGATGAGAAAGAAAATTATACAAGCAAAAAATTAGGAGTAAAGTTTTATAATCCTAATGACGATGACGATGTTGCAAGCTTGATTGTTCATGATCTTCATTGCTATGATGAGGAAGAACAATATTTAAAGGATTTAGAGAATGGCGTCGAATAAAGAAAATAATCTCTAGTTTTCGACCAGAAAAAGAGGTAGTAAAATGTCGAGTGCAAATAATGAGCAATTGATTGAACTTGTTTCAAATGCGCAAATGGCCTTTTTAAACGGCAAGCTGCAGGAAGCATTCAGCCTATACTCAACACTTATATGTTCAAAGCAGAGGATTTATCGAAGCAGGAAATCTTCTTGTTGGTGATAAGCTTATCAGTGTGAATGGTGAAGACTTAGTAATTGTGAAATTCTTCATTGAAGAAACTGCTGAATCTGTTTCCGTGTATAATTTTCAGGTTGAAGATTATCATACTTATTTTGTTGGTGAGTCTGCGGTTTGGGTGCATAATTCGGAATGTAAAGTGAGTACTTCAAGAAGAGATCATATATTAGAGGGTGAAGGGCCTAATGATCCTGGGCATGGCCCCAATAGGGGATTTGGCAATAGTGCTTTTCCTGACACTTGGACAGACGATTACGCTATAAAAGCCGTTGAAGATGTAGCCAATAGTCCAAATTCAACATGGAGACAATCAACAGGACCTGGTGGAGGACGTAACGCTCCTGTTACAATAGGAGGTCCTGATGCAAATGCTCCATTAACCACAAGAAATGGACGACCAGTTAGGTTTATTGTTGAAGGTAGAAATCATGGATTAGATGTTAGAGTTATTGTTGAACCTGGCGGTGAAGGAATAGTTACGGGATTTCCTATTAATCGATAAAGTGTTAGGAGAATTAGTGATGAAAAAAGAAGCATATGATAAATTTATGAAAAAAATATCGAGTGAATTCAAAAATGTTGATACAGTTAAAGAATTTCTTTTAGATGCAGCGGAATTAGCTATGTATGGAGAAAAACGAGTGGCACTTGAAAATTTTCTTGAAAATCTACTGGAAAATGAGATACATATTTCATCCGAATTGATAGATTTGGCAGAAGAGGCATTTAGTGATAACCCAACAGACTATGATAATAGATTAATTTTTGAAATGAAACAATTTAAATTAAATTAATGTGTAATATAAAAGTTGTATGCAAATACGAATACGCTTGAAACCGCACCGAAAACGGTTCTTGAAACGTATGTCCGTCAGGTAGAAAAGCTTGTTCACCTCACAATTAATGGTGAAGAAATTGTAACAACTGATAATCACCCGTTTTATGTACAAGGCAGGGGTTTTATCAATGCAGGAAGTCTTCTCGTTGGCGATAAACTTATAAGCGTAAATGGCGAGGACTTGTTTGTTGAGAAACATCGGGTTGAAGAATTTGACGAGCCTGTTGACGTGTATAATTTTCAGGTTGAAGATTATCATACTTATTTTGTTGGTGATTGTGCGGTTTGGGTGCATAATGCAAGCTCTGATTATAATCTAATTGAACCGGATAAATACACAGAACTTTCTGAGTCAGAGATGCGAATAATATTATCTGATCGTGGCCTGGATGATACTGCTGTGCAAGATATGATTGATTCTTTTGATGGACCAATATATAGTCGTGAAGGAAACCTTGGAGAAGTTTTTACGATAACTGAGGCATCTGCTGGTGATGCATCAGGAATTTTTGTTACAAGAGGTTCTGCTGGAGCTACACTGGCAGAAAGAATTAATAATCTTGCATTACCGCCTAATAATACTGCACTTGTTGAGAGCCAAATGCAACTTACTCGATCACAAATTTTACTTGAGGGAAAAGTAGCTGCACAACCTGAATGGGCACTTATTGCTGATGATGGCATATCAAGAACAGGCGGCGGATGGCAAGTAGTTACTGATGGTGGAAAATATACAGGTGCAATTGATAGGTGAATTAGTATGAAAGAAAAACTAACTATTCTTTATAATTATCTTAAGAACAATGATCATATGCAGGATGCTAATAGGATTGCTAAAATTCTCGATGAATACGATAAAAATGGTGACTTATCAGAATTATCTATAAAAAAAATAAAAGCAATGTGCAATCCTAGATATCTCGGAAATCTTTATATAAAAGAATTTCCCGATCCATATAAATGGTGGAATTTCTTGGCTGAAATAAAAAAATCAATTGAATGAAACTACGTTGATGATAAGAAGCTATTTTATGGATTTTGAGAATGGTATTGTAAAAATAGACGAGGAAGCATTTAGTCCTAAATATTCTTTTGAAATGTTCCGTCATTCCTCTTTTTATAAGAATTAAGCTTGTTCACCTTATAACAAATGGTGAAGAAATTATCACAACTGATAATCACCCGTTTTATGTTCAAGGCAGGGGCTTTATCAATGCAGGAAATCTTCTCGTTGGTGATAAACTTATAAGCGTAAATGGCGAAGATTTGTTTGTTGAGAAGCACTACATAGAGGAAACAGATGTACCCGTTGATGTTTATAACTTCCAAGTTGAAGATCATCATACTTACTTTGTTGGTGAGTGTTGTGCTTGGGTGCATAATAAAAATTGTCCCCCACACATGAATGAAGATGGCACATTAAAACCAAATCAAGAGTATAAAGCTGGAGAAAACGGCTACACATACAAAACCGATGCAAATGGTAATATAAGTTCTGCTCATGCGGACGAATTGAAATTCAAAACCCATGACGGAAGATTGAACCATAATTCAAACACAGCCGGTAAATTACCTGGTGATGACGCAGGCCATTTGTTTGCAGACCAATTTGGTGGTTCTCCGGATTTGGATAACCTGGTTTCGCAGAGAAGTGATTTAAATAGAGCTGTAAAAAATACAGATAATTATCGCAGTATGGAAAGGGAGTGGTCAAATGCATTAAAAAATGGACAAAACGTTACTGATGTAGATATTAAGTTATCATATAAAAACGGTTCATCTCGTCCTTCTTCTTTTAACGTATCCTACAAAATTGACGGTGAACTGTTTAGACGAATATTTAAACAATAGAAATAATTTAAAGGAGAATTGATATGTTACAAGGATTTGAAGATGCTTTTACAGATGCGCAGGCAAGAACGATATCGCTAGCTTTAGAGTTATTAGAAAATAACAAGAAAGAAGCTGATATGATATATATTTATATTTATCAAAGTGATACGCAGATTTTTTTTAACGCATTTTTTGCTAAAGATAAGAAAATCTACCTTTTAAACGATTGGTTCGATGACGATCAAATCAATGATTTTTTTGACTGCGGTGTGGAAGATGTTGACAATATTGTTGAAGTATGTGATACTTACGATGGTAAATGCCCATATGAGTTTAAATTAAGTTACAATGTTAAGACTAAGTCTTTTGATGCGAAATACAACTATGATGATATTGCAATGGAGAATGATGTTGACTTAGTAGATATTTATAAAGAATGGCAGAAAGAATGTGAGTCCGAAATCTCTTGTAATTGAGACTGTTAGCATTTGATGTTTCATACAAAATAGATGGCAAATTTATTAATCCCCATTAAAAAATAGGAGGTTAACCATGTTAAAAGGATTTGAAGACGCATTTGTTGATGCACAAGCTAATGTTATTTCGCTTTGCCTTGAATTACTTAAGAATTCTGAAAAGAGTGCAGACGTTATATATGTATACATATTACAAAATGATAACGAAGAGTATATTGACGCATTTTTTGAGAAAGATGGCAAGTTGTTCACAACCAATGATTGGTGTTCAGATGCTCAAATTAAGGAATTCTTTCATTGTGGAATAGAAGATATAGAAAGCATTGTTGAGATTTGTGATACCTATGATGCAAAGTGTCCACACGAATTCAAATTAGTATACAATGTTAACTCTAAGTCATTTGACTCAAATTACAATTATGAAAATGTAACTGATGTTTATGATAAGGATGTAATTGAGTTAGTCGAAGAATGGTTTAATGAATGCAAAAAAAATATAAGTCATTGATAAATTTTAAAAGATAAAATTATGGTTGAAGTCAATGAGCAATTAGCTGAAGTTATATCCAACTCACAAATAGCCTTTTTAAACGGCACGTTGCAGGAAGCATTCAGCCTATACTCAACACTTATATGTTCAAAGCAGAGGATT